TCCTTGACTTTCATGTCTTCCTAACCATATAGCATATGGCGCTTTCGATATAGCATCTTGAAATGCTCCTTCATCATATCTTTTGTTATAATCAAATATCAAAAAATCTCCTGGCAAATTATTTAAAACATCATATAATCTCGACTCATCAACTGTTTTAAAATATATAACAGGCTTACCAGTTTTCTCTTGTGGCTTAAATTTTTCAATATCTACCCCAAAAGGCAAAGCAAGGAATTTAACTCCTGGCATGATATCTTCACAAAGTTTTTTATTCCAATCAGACAATGCGTTACAATATACTCTCCCTGATCTATTAGGAACTTTCATAACATCAACAGCAGGGAATGTCATGTGTGGTCCATAAATTATACCACCTTTGTGATTTTCAAATGTTTTAAATTCACTCAAACTCACAATCCAATCATATTGTTTGTTTGGGTTCATAGAAAAATCTACATCCATTCCTTCTTTAATCATTAAATTAAGGCCTATCTCGTTTTTGTGATGAAGCCAACCCTCAAAATAAAATTTCATATTCTTGTTTAAAGTATTTTGTTTAAATCAAATTTTTTTGTATTAAAATTGCTGTTATTATGTAATCTATGCATAACTTCAGCTGATGCTAAGTTAATAAATTTATGATCATTTCTCATTATTTTTAACCAAAAATCAAAATCTTCTATTCCATCTAAAATCTCACTCCATCCATTTATTTCTTCTGCGCATTTCTTTTTAAAAATTGCAGATGTATTTGCAACCTGATTATCTCCAGTTAAAGATTTTAACTTGATTGTGTCGTTGTCTTTAGCAAGAACTGGATTACCTGTTGGATTATCATTCTCATCAACATATATTATTTGCGTTCCAATCACATCATAATCATCTGTATATTTAAACTGCCTGTCAAGCTTTTTAGGCATCCACATATCATCATCATCCTGAATGGCTAACCACTCGCCTTTTGATTCTTTTATGAGTTTATTTAATGTCTTTGCCTTTCCTTTATCATCTCCATAATCAAAAACTCTTATTCTAGGATCGTTGTATTGTTTGACAATTTCTTTACTGCCATCTACTGTTCCGTTAAATCCAATAAGTAATTCCCAATCTTTAAAGGTTTGGTCTAAGATTGAGTCAATGCTTCTTTTTATGTATTTTTCGCCATTATAAACAGCTAACAATATTGAAATCATATCTTTGTAGCCTCTACATTTAAACTCATTAGGTGCCCATTTTCTTTATCCATATGTGGCAAGTAAGCTTGGCTATAATCATCTATATCACCATGTTCAACTTCTTTCCAATTCCAAACTTTTACATCTTTATATCCTAATTCTTCAAGATCTTCTTTAAGAGTATCAAAATCAAATCCTATATAATGAAAGTTTTCTGAATAGTTTTGACCTCCATATAAAAACCCCATTAATTTTTTAAGTGGATATTTTTTTGTATAATGCAATTCGGAGACTTTATATAAATCTGGAACAGACACTCTTAAAGCGCCACCACTTTTTAAAATTTCGGTCCATCTTTTTAAAACATCTTTATATTGTGTTCTAGTAAAATGTTCTAACACATGACATGCATATATCATATCGGCGCTACCATCTTGGAAGTTTTTTAGAGTAGCAACATCATCTAAAATATCGCATTCTGTTTCTGGTCTTATATCAACATTGACAAAGCCATCTAATTTTTTATACCCACAACCTAAGTGTAATTTCATATTAAATAATTTCTTCTATTTTTTTAACCAATCTCTCGTTGTAATCAATCCAATCAAGAGCTTTATTTCTATTTTCCTCAATTATGCTTAATCTAGAATTGTAATCTTCAGGAGTAAGTTTGTTGCATATTTCTATTACTTCATTAAAGCTGTTTGCAATAAAGAATCCATCCATATTGAAATAATTGCTTATGCTTGGACATCCAATATAAATTGGAATGCTCTTACATAAAAGGCAATCAATTAGTTTTTCTGTAAAGAAATTTTCTTTAGATACATTTTCTATACACACATGAAACATGCTTTCAAACAAAGGTTCTTTGTGTTCCTCTAGAATGGGGTTATTATTAAAATTCTCAACACCGCCAAGTCTGCTTAAAAAAAACTTTTTTGGAGTTGTTATTTGATTTTGCTTATACCATAATTTTTGTCTTAAAACATGATTAGATGTAATTGTCTTATGCCCACAAATAGTTGATATAGAGAATTCTTTTTCTTTAAATTCATATTTTTCTATGTCAATCCATTTTGTGCCATATTCAAAAAGAACAGCATTGTTTAATCTTTTTAAGACTTCACTTTCATATGTTAAAATGTAATCAAACAAATTTGCTTTTGCAATTATTTCGTTGTTCAAGCCCATTATTTCATTAGGCTCAATTTGAGCAAAAATTTTTATTGCAGATTTACTATTTTCTACATCACGAAAATTATCAACCCATATTTCAACTTGCTTGTTGAAATCATGTTCTAGTTTTAATCCAAAATTTGATACTACTATAGGATTCATTAATTTCTTATTTCTGAATGATTTTTATCTAGTGCTAGTAACTTCTTTTCAAATGGAATATTCCATGATTCTGGATAACAATAACTAGGATTTAAAACTTTAGGCGGATTGTCAATTAAATACCTATTCATTTGACTTTCATCGTGCCAAACAGCAATAATTCCATTTTCTAGATCTCTATCAACTTTTTTCTTTATTTCTTCAGACATCTTTAAAAAAGCTGCTGATGTTCCACCATTAAATCCTCCTGCAAAATAAATACCACCTTCATTTGGCGCTACACAAGCTGTTGATTCAACTCTTGTTTCATATGTACCTCTTCTACCTCCAAAGAACCCTGGATGTTCTGTGGCAACAAGTCCTGTTTCTGTGTCAGGCAAAATTTCGTCTCCAACAGGAGCCACAAATCTCATATCTGCATCACAATAAAACAAATAATCCATTTGACTTAATTCGTTTTTATATTTATCAAATACATGATATCTTTTTAGGGTTGGATTCGGCCATGGCTCATGAACATGAGGAAGTGCCACCAATCCTTCTTTTTTTGGCATCTCCTGATCAGTAAATACAAACATGGTTACTTCATGATTTGTCATGAAATATTGCTTCATTGATTTAAAAAGAAGCGGTATGAATTGATCATACTTTCCTGTTGCTATTACTACTACTCCAATTTTTGCCATTACTTATAATCTACTATTTTATTAAAATTTGGTTTATTATATATTTCCATATGAGTCATGGTTTGACCTTTTTGGTCTTTTATATGATCAGAAATAGGGTTCTCAAAGTTATATAAATAAAGAGGTATATTATTAAATTTAACTTTTTCAAAAGGACACATATCTAGCATAGGAGCAAACATGGCCACATCATACGATATTCTATAAAAATTACCGTCCTTATCTTTCATGCAAGAAAAGTTAGAATCCTGCTCTTTTATTTTTTGATACAATCCTGCTTTAAAACTTCTAAGATGAGATACTTTAAAAGGAGATTTACGTATATTTTTAAATTCATCTTCAGTGTAAGCAGAAGCAAACCCTACACCGCCAGTAGAAAAAACAAATTGTCCATACATAATCCAACAATTATTTTCTTCAAAAAAAGAGTTTACATATTCTAATGTGTTCTTTTTTAAAAATGCGTCATCACCATCTAATAAAACACATATATCTTCTTTTTCACAATAATTTAATATAGCATTATGAATATTTGGTAATGCACTTAAATTTTCTGTATTTCTAACACAAACACATCTAATATCATTATGGGGTAATAATTCCCAACTATTATCAGTACTGCAATCGTCTATAAAAACAGCTTTAAAATTATCATATTTTTGAGATAAAACTGAACTCACACATCTCTCTAAATATGCAGATGCATTATAAAAAGGAATTATGACTACTATCTTATTTTTTTTCATTTTATTTATTTTTTATACTGCCAAACAAATCCGCCAGATGTTTTTCTTTGTCCAGAACAAACTGAACATATTTTTGAAGCGTTTATTTTTAAAAACTTGGAAGCTTCAGTTATACTTTCCCATTCTTTTATAACAACATTATCAATTGTAAGTTGTGTTATTTTTCTTTTATTTTTGTTCTTAATCTCATTTATATCTAGATTCTCAATATAATCATATCTCCAAATATAACCAAATGATTGTATTGTTTTTTTTAAACAATTCCTAGATATATCCGACTTTCCTTTTTTATAAAAAGACGCAGCTTCTGTTACGCTATTCCATTTTTTTAAAAAAACACCATTTAGGCTATATTGGTAAACTTTTTTAGATTTATTTTCTATGTTAAATCTTTTTAAATCATTTCGCACAACACCTGTAGGTCCTATAGCTGTTTCACTAATGTTATATCCTATATTTCTGTCAAAAGGCCTGTGTTTATCTAAATATTGTTGTTCTAAAGCAAATAATCCAATCGCACTTTGTACTTCTTCTAGTATTGAAAACTCGAAATTTTCTATACCATATTTTTTATAAGATTTTTGTAAATGTTTACTATGGTGCTCATCGTTTCTTAAATCGTTTTTGTGTTCATTCCATCTTTTTCTTATATTATTTGAACTTCCGATATATATCTTACCATTTATTTTATTTTTTATTAAATAAACACCAAACAAAATTTTAATTTTGTTCTTCATCGGTAAAATTCATTGATTTTAGTTTTTCGTCCATTTCTTTTAATGTCTGTACGATATCATATATTTTTTCTTTTTCTTTTCCGAGATTTAATGGGTATACAAGCTCAACTCTAGTCTCTTGATTTCTTACAGGTAAAACATAATGTTTAACATAAGCAGGAGTTCCTTCAGATAACATTGTAGTTACTTTTGTGCATATTTCAGCAGTCTGTTCATAATCCGCATTTTCAACATTTAAGTAAACAGCAAGAAGAACAAAATCGTCATCTTTAGCAATATCATTACCTTTATATTCATTGTCTAATATGAGTCTTGTTAAAGTTTTTCTTTCTTGGCTAGATTCTTCAAGCAAGTGTTTATATTCTATTTTTAATTCAGCGCCTGGCACATGAGATTCTCCAAAATATTTTCCACGTACATTTCCTAACGCTTCTTTAACATTTGCACTAAAATAAGATTCAATCCAATTATCCTTAATAAGTTCTATTTTATCTAAAGGTCTATTGCTTAAATCAGAATAGAGAACGAATTTTTTGTGAGCGTCGGAATATAATAAGTGAAGTGTTTCATCTTCAAGTTCAAAATTCATAATTTTGCCGCCAAATTTAGCTTTTGTTCTTTCGAACACATTTTTTAATATTACCATATTATTTATATTTAAATTCAATCTCCTGGTGACAGCCAATTATGTTTGAAAAATCCATTGAATCTAGGTCAATAACTTTTCCTTCCAAAAGCATATCGTTTAATTCTTTTACACTAGCTGCATGTGTAAGACCATTTCTGTTATTGAAAGTGGTATTAACCATATTATTAGGAGTATTCACTAGAACATTTTGGACGAATGATGCCATTTTTTCTTTAGGAAAATTATCAAAAGCCTGAAGAGCTGCTTCAAATGTGTTTGGATTTGTAAAAGAGACATTTCTAGTTAATTTTGTAATATCTTTTGTTCTGAACACATGCCCATCAACTGATAGTGGATAGCCAAAATCAAGATAATGAACATTCCACTGCCACTTCATAAGATCTCCATCAATTTCATGATTCTTTAAAACATTTGGAGTATTCATTGCATAACAAAAAGTGGTATTTTCTCCTAATCTCAAAGAAAAACAAAAAACATCGTCATCTGTTTTCAGTGTATCTATTACCTTATTAAGGTCAAATGGTTTATATATAATATCGTCATCGGTAAAAAAGCAAGTGTATTCATCGCCTGAATTTAACAAGTTTAAAACATCTTGTTTAAAGTCTGCTGTTTGTTCTACGAAATTGCAGATATGCCCAAATTCTGCCTTTACCTTTTCAAACCCTTCTTTATATGAGTCATTACTATATTTATAGATTACATTCAATTTAAATGCGCCAGGAGCGTTATTTTGAATACTATGGATCAGCAGTCTCAATTGAGCACCTCTGTCCTTACTGAAGATTATTGCGTTTATCATGCTAGCTCTGTTTTAGTTGTATTTAATGCGTTTATTTGCTGTACTCCAGACACTCTTTTTAGTTCTGTACCATTCTTTATATATACAATAGTAGGAATACTTCTAATTCCATAAGAAGTGGCTAACTCTGAATTTTCATCGACATTAACCTTAATAACCTGAACATCAGGGTTTAATTTGGCGAATTCGTCTAAAATTGGTATTTGGTTTTTACATGGACCACACCATGCCGCCCAGAAGTCTACAATACTTAATTTGTCTGACTCTATTAGGTTGTTAAAGTTTTCTTTGGTGCCTATTATTAAATTTTCCATGTTTTAAAAATTTTAATTATTTATATATGTTGGTTTGAAGATAAATTTATAAAAAAGTCTTCCGAAAATCAATTTTTTTAGATATTTATTAATAAATTAGTATGAAAAAAATAACTCCATCTAGTATAAAAGCAGCTATCGTAGAAGAGGCGCTTAAAATAAAAAGAAAAAAAGAACTTTATGAAAATGTTCTTTCTATCAATACAGAATTAAAGCAATTAAATGAAGTTGGATGGGTTGGAACTTTCGGTTTCAATAATCCTCATGATATTGCTAAAAAATCTAAAACTGGATTTGTAAATGATTTCCAGAACATCTCTCATATTGCACAACTTGAAAGAGATATGCAAACAAAAGATGAAGCGGCAAATACGCTTAAAGAAGAAGAATTGAACGAGGTTAATAAACTTAAAGAAGAAATTGCTTCTCTTAAAAAACAAAATGAGGAGTTAAAATCACAAAAATAAAAACCACTAAAAAACAAATATTATGGCAAACAAAACAAGTTGGAACGAAGTTAATCAAATCATTAAGGAAGAATTCCAAAGATTAATGACTAAAAATAAGTTAAAGTCTAGAATTAAGCAGATCAATGAAGAACTTGGTCAAATGGACGCTGAAGATAATTCTTTAGAAGAAGTTGAAGCTGGTGGGACAGAAAAATTATCACCAGGTCAATCGTTTGGCGGTGGTCAAGGTGAAAAATTTAAGCCTAAATTCGAGAAGAAAGGTTCTCATCTTTTAGAAGATGAAGACGAAGAAACTCTTGAAATTGGTATAGAAGGAGGAGAAGGTGAAAGTGAAGAAAAAGGCGAGCTTAATCTTGCTGACGAATTTGCTGAACTTGGAGCTGCTATCGAAGCTAAAATCAAAGCTGTTTTAGGTGGAGAATCTGAAAGTGCTGAAGATGTTGAAGGTGCTGAAGGTGCTGAAGGTGGCGAAGAATTTGAAGAGGTTGAAGTTGATTCTGATGGTACTGAAGGTGCTGAAGACACTGAAGGTGTTGAAGGTAACATCGAAGGTACTGAAGATGAAGACAAAGAAGAAGTTGATGAATATGCAGAAACTCAAGGTGGTGTAGGTGCTGAGCAAGGCATGACTGCTGATCAAGCATTACAAAAAGAATCTGTAAATTCTAAAAAGAAAGTTATTACAGAAACTAAAGAAACTAAATCTCCTTACTTAAACATCCTTTCTGAAGGACTTGATAAGAATCAAAAATCTGCACTTCAAAATGAAGTTGACAGAATGAGAAAGCTTGCAAAATTAGACAACAATGAGTAAAATCAATATTAATACTTTGAAAGAACACATAAAAAACGAAGGCCTGAAGCTTATGAAAGAGTCTCAGGCTTTCGAGCATTTAGAAGATGTTATCGAAGATATTGATGCTGGTTTAATTCAATTATATAATAAGAAATTCGATAAGCTTAAATCTGATGAAGAAAAGGCTGTAGAAAAAGAAGATTATGTTGAACTTAAAAGAGTAAAAGAAGAACAAGTTACTGTACTTAGAAAACTTATCAGATTTTACGAAAAGAAAGTTGAATATCTTAACAAGCTTGGCCAAGAAATAGAAACTGGAACTCAAGAAATAGGATCTAAAGGCGTTAGCGTGTTTAGTAATAAATCTCTTAATGAATTTAAAAACGAAGAATTCTTAAAAGGAAACAAAATTAAGATTCAAGGGGGAGGTAAATATTTCATTGCAGAAAAACTTTCTGACAATAACGTTTACAAAGTAATAGAGACAAACATTGAAGGTATTCAAAGTGGTGATGCCTTAAAAGTGTCCGATATGAAACTTGGTGGACCTGGAACAATTACTGTTTACAGAAAACCAGAAGGTGGCGAAAGATTTGAAGAATTAAAAACCTCCAAATTTAATAATGTCAGAGAAATAATTAAGAACCCTTCTTAAAAAACAAAACCCCTTAAAAAGGGGTTTTTTGTTTTAGATATTTTCTTGTTTGTCTTCGTTTAGAACAGTTCTTCCGTCATTTGTTAACAGAATGCCTGACTTTTCAACAATATCATTTTTTGGCTTCTTAAGATTTGCTTGATTAACAGCTTCTTTAAGAGCTTCGTCTGGATTCATAAGTTCGTTTACAAACTTTTTTCCAGTTGGATTTAATTCATTTGGATTACTCATAACTTTTTGTTTATAAATAGTTTGAAATTTTCTAATTTCCTTTTTGGGTAGCTGGTAGACTGCCTTCGTCCTCAAATTTCTCAAATCTATCAACAATATCAATTAATATTTGTTCACGTACAATGTCCGCTCTTTCAAATTGAAAAATGGCACAGCCTTTAATTGGTTTTATTATCTCATTAAAAGCGTCAACAGCAACGTATTTTTTATTTATATCATTTTGTCTAGTGTCCCCCATAAATACTATTGTACTATTACGCCCAAGACGAGTAACAATACTTTTAAGAGCTTTTATGTCAAAATTCTGAAACTCATCGACTATAATAAAGGAATCTTTTAAAGTTCTTCCTCTTAAAAACTGAGCAGGCTTAAACTCTATTACTTTATCGCTCCATAGGTGTTTAAAATCTTTTTTATCAAGAATTTCATCAAATGAATCAAGAAAAGATTCTGCATAAACAGACATTTTTTCTTCTAGTGATCCTGGAAGAGCACCTGGGTCTTTTGTCCCTGATAATATCTCTGTTGGCTTAGAAAGAATTATATGCTTACATTTTCCTGACATATAAGCTTGTATGGCGGCATAACATGCAATAAATGTTTTTGATGTACCTGGAGGTCCTGTAATGGTAATGATTTTATTACCATGTAGTAGCTTTACTAGCTCCTTTTGCTTTTTTGTCAATTCAAAAGCCAATTTCTTTACAGTTATGAACTCATTAGTTCCGTTTCTAATGGATTGTGAATTGTTTTTATAAGATTGAATCTCTTCCTGTTCATATCTTGGCACTCTTTTGCTAGGCCTTTTTTTATCTCCCATGTAATTGTTTTTTATAAATATAGCTTTTTTTCTTTAAAATAAAGAGCTTAAGAATGAAAAAAACTAGATATTTATAAGTAAATTTAAACTATGACGGAAAAGATTAATATAGAGGAACTTAAAGTTATGATTGCTAACGAAATAAAAAACGAAGGCCTTAATGAAGTTTTAGATAGTACCGCTATAGATAAAATAGTTAAAGACATTTTATATAAACAAAATATGGATAATGCTAGAAACGCAATACCTGAAATTATACCTGAGCAAACAGAAGGGCCGCCTATGGCAGCTCCTACTAATGCAATGCCAACAGAAACAGGTGATGTAGAAGTTCCTACAAATAAATATTACACTCCATCAATAGAAGCTGATAATTTTGGAACAGGAATCACAAATTCAACTACACAAATAGATCAAAGTACTTCAGGAAATATTCCTGCATATACACCTGAATTGCCATCATTCTTAAACAAAATAGAGCCTGCAAAGGTAATTGTGTTTGATATGAATGAATTAAGTCATGGTGGAGAAAATTTGACCAATGCACCTCTTAGAACTTTTGAAAATCCTGATGTTAAAAAATCTATGAATGATTTTTGGGTTAATGAAGGAAAAAAGAAAGCTGAAGTTTATATGGCCAAGTTTGAAAAAATTGGTGAGATTGAATTTAATTATGTAAATGGGACTTCTCAATTTATTGAAAAAAGATTTGATCCTGATTTTGAAGCTCAAGCAAAATACAAAGAGAATCCATATGGAGCTCCATCTTTACCTCAAACCACAGGAACAGACAATTCTAATATAATGGCTCAAATATCAACTGCGGTTGATCTTGAAGCTGTTGTTACAAAGATTGTAAAGGACCTTATTCAAAAAGGTATGATGGGTAATAACATTGCAACTCCTAATGCTATTCCAAATCCAAACAACCTTCCAACAACTTCAGCAGGAGTTCCTATACATCCAACAGGATTAGTAGCATCACCAAATGAAGGTTATGGTTATGATCAATCTCAAGCCATGAGACCAATGGAAGAATCAAATAGGCTATTTAAAGGCAATGGAGACATTACAGAATTGAACGCTGTTGCGTTTGATTTGAATATGGCTAAGTTAGTTGATGATAATGGGTCTTTTACTAAGTCTGAATTACCTGAGGCTCTTAAAGAATATATAGGCGCTGGAAGAAGAGATTTTTTAAAGAACGAAAATCAAGAAGTGGAAGAATGGCACTTCGATGGCACAAGTTATTTCTTGCCAAAAAATAGAATATCAAAAAACAAAGGATATATCAAAAAATAATTTACTTTTAAGTAGATAAGAGATATATTTATAAAAACTAAAAATTATGTGGAAAGTAACAAACATCGCTAAAGTGGCTCAAGATATTAAAATCGCTGCTGCAAAAAGTAACACCGTAACGGTTGGTGTAATATTAAAACCTGGTCAATTTTGTCTTGTAAGTGATCAAATCACTTCATCTATGGATGCTCAAAGAAGAAGAAATTTTATTTCTATTGAAAAAGATGTTGACAACGATTTAAAACTAAATCTTTGTGAGGCATACGATCAAACAGATATCGAAAAAGCCAGACAAGAAGCTGCTGATTATAAAGGTTAAAAACCTGAATTAATATTTAAAAACCTGCCTAAAAAGCGGGTTTTTTCGTTTTATAATATATTTATGTAAAACATTCATAATATGAAAAATATCAATCTTAGGTTATTAATAAGACAAGCACTCCAAGAAGGCAGTTGGGTTACTATAACAAATGACGCTGGAGAGCCAATTGGGAAAGAATATCAAATAGATTCTTCTGATCCTGAATATTATGAACGTGATGAAGATGAATATGGTGGTGGTGGTGAATATCGCAGTAGAAAAGGGGCTTTCACTAGTCAAAAAAGCGGAACAATAAATCATCTTAGAGATGAACTTAAAAACAACGACATTTATAGCCGTATTTCAATGGGCTATGGAAGGTCTGGAAGATATGTTTACATCCCATATAAAAATGGTGGTATCACAGTACAATTTCCTATTAAAAACGGAACAATGAATATTTCTGTTGGAAGTAAGATTTTTAATAATGCTAGCGATGCAGTTTCATTTATATTAAATTCTTCTGAGAAAGAAGGTTTTACTAGTCAAGCAGCACATCAAGCAACATTAAAATCAGGGTCAAAAGTAAGAAAACAAGAAAAAGCTGTAGAAAAAGTCCAACAAAGTATAGAAACAAAAAAACAAGAGGACATAACTAAAAAATTAACTATACCTTCAATTGCAAAAGCGATTGCAGGGTTTGGCCTTAACAATAAAGGCAATTACAAGGTTATTTATGGAAATATCCCTGCAAAATTAATTAATTCAATACAGGATTTTGTTGATTCTACTTCATACGAAGAATTAAGACAAGTTAAGGAAATAATTCGTAATATACCTAAGTTTTATGAAGGAAAAATTCCAAAATCAACAGATTCACAAACTGTAGTTAAAGAAAATTTTGAATCCTTTGTCAAACAAGAGATTAGGAAAACAATGAAAAAGAAATTTAATGAAAATTATGCTTCTGCTAGCGACTTTGCAGATATGTGGTATTCAGATTTAATTGGTATAGATAAACTGCCTAAATACCCAAAAGCTTTTATAAACTGGTTAAACGAAGAGGATACATGGGCCTCTACTTATGTATTAAAACTTAGAATTAAAAAACTAATTGACTTGTTTGACCTGTGGGTTAATGAAACATATTAAATTTAAAACCTGCCTAAAAAGCAGGTTTTTTTGTTTTTACTTTACTTTTACTTTTTATAGGGATATATTTTCATTAAAATTAAAAGCAAATGAGCAAAAAAATTAAAATTTTAATGGCACCTTCGGACAGTCAAGGCGTAGGGCATTTTCGTAATATCTGGCCTGCACAGGCTCTTTCTAAGTATCATGGAGAAGAGTTTGATGTAGAGATTAATCTAGCGCCAGCTTTTGATAATTTTGAATATCTAAAGCAATTTGATATCATACATTTTCATAGACATTTTGGTCCCCATGAAAAAATGGGAGAAATTTTTTCTAAACTAAAAGAACTTGGCGTGACAATGATCATGGATATAGATGATTTTTGGGAACCACCTACAACTCACCCTTTATATGAACTTGTTAAAAAAGAGGGGTTAACAGAAAAAATAAAAGAAGTTATTGCGCAATCTGATTATGTTAGTACAACAACAAATATCTTTGCTGGTTATATAAAACCAATAAATTCAAATGTTTTGGTTATACCAAATGCATTAAATATGAATGATAAGATGTGGACCTCAGAAGCTGTTCCTAACGAAAGTGGTAAGTGTAGAGTTTCATGGATTGGAGGTTCATCTCATTTTAATGACTTAAAACTTATGGAGAATTCAATGAGAATGCTTTATAACAATAAGGATTTAAAAGATAAATTTCAAATGATCATGTGTGGTTACGACATAAGAGGTACAATCACAGAAATTAAACCTGACGGTTCTAGAACTACTAGATCAATTCAACCACACGAAACTATCTGGAATAAGTTTGAGGAGATTTTCACAGCAAATTACAGAGAAGAAAGTGAAGATCCTGAATATTTCAAATGGCTTAAAAAAATTAAGAGAGAAGATTACCCTGAACAATATAAGAAAAATTATATTAGAAGATGGACACTGCCTCTTACTCAATATGCTAAACATTATGACTATTGTGATGTATGTTTAGCTCCAATTGACGCTATCGATGTTTATAAGACAGATAAGGGCCAAATAATAAACAGAGTAAATTATTTTAACGAAGTTAAATCTGAATTAAAAATAATTGAAGCTGGAATGAAAAAGAAAGTTTTAATTGCTCAAAACTTTGGTATATATAAAGAACTATTAAAAGATGGTGAGACAGGTATATTAATCAAAGATAATAAAGATGATTGGTATAAGGCTATTAAGAAGGTTGTTCAAGATCCTGAATATAGACAAATGCTTGCAGACAATCTTCATAATTACGTAAAAGAAAAATATGATTTAAAGATTGTTACTGCTCAAAGAGCTGAAATGTATAAAAGCATTATGGCTAAAAAAGAAGTAAATAAAAAAGTTAACGAATCGATTGTTTCAATTTAAAAATTTAAAAAAATGTCAGAAATTTCACTTAAAAGAGATGATTATTATAGCCTAAATGTAGACGGGGTCTATGTGGGAGGCGCTTGGGTTGGGCATACTGATTTCATAAAGCCTAAAGAATCAATGTCTGAAAACGACAAAGTAATTATGATGTTTTCTATTGGCGAGCAATTTAGAGGAGAAGGATATGGAAAAACGTTAATGGAAAAAGTAGTAGAGGCAGAAAAAGAAAAAGGAGCTAAAACTATTAGACTAGCAGTATTAGTTGAAAATGAGACTGCAATCAATTTCTATAAAGAATGTGGTTTTATCATAGACGGGAATGTAGATGAAACGATGCATTATATGTGGAGAGAATTATAAAAATTAAGAAGGGCTTAGGCCCTTTTTTTATTTAAATATTTTTATCAAACTGCCATTTTTAAAAAAAGGTGTTTCTATTTATAATAAACAAAAACATACAATTATGGTAATTTTAATCAATTTCTCGTCAAACCCCTTCAAAATAGAATATAAAGATGGGTCTAAAGCTTTAGTAAAAGTTATTCCTAGTAATAAATTTGTTGCTATGAAAGGCTTAAGAGTTTCTGAACAAATCACAAATCGTGCTGCTCTTGCAAGACATGGTGTTACTATTTTTGATTACGAAAGAAATTCTTACTACTTCAAAAACACTGCAACTCCAACAGGAGCTACTTTAGGATTTGAGTTTGTTGGTAACAATGTTAAACCAGGCGAACACACAACTTTTAACTCAACTGGATTAACAGCAGGATATACAAGACTACAAGGATTAGTATAATCTTTGACTTATGGAAATTAAAAAAGGGGCTTATTATTAGGCCCCTTTTTTTGCTATAATCGTTTTGACATTTTTTAGATCTTAACTGTTTCCATCTTGTCTTCAACTTTAAACTTCAACTCTTTAGAGTCAATGTTTAATGTCATTTCATTTTGACTTCTATCAGTAAATTCTACGAACCAATTTTTGCCTACAATGGTTAAAAATTTAGCCTTAGAGATATCAGACATCAATTTATTCTTTTGACTTCTGAATGCTTTAGATTTATCATAAAGCCAATTCTCAAGCATTTTATCTTTGTCCTTAACATCTTTGAGCAATCCAAGGAATTGATTAAATTCTCTAATAGCATTTTCTGTTAACGCTTCTTTAGGAGATAAGTCTTTACTTTCTGCAAGAATTTTTTTCTCAGCAGTTTCAATATCTTTCTTAACTATTGAAGAACTTAGTTTTTCTATTTTAACTTCTAAAACGTTAACATCAATTTCTTCTCCTGTTTTTTCTGTCTTAGATGGAGGGGTAAATCCATATTCTTTAAGACCAAGTTCTGAAAGCCACTTAGCTGCATCAACACCATAAGTCTCAGAAAATTTCGCACCAAGATTTTCGAAATGTTTTTTCTTGTAGAAATTATAAACTGCATTTGCAGCTTTTAATTTTGTAAGTTCCCATTCGTTTGTAAACAATTCTTTTGCAGAAAGAGTCTTTGCCATTTTTCTATTAATAACAGGAATCTTAGAGAAATCAAGAACATAAATTTTATTAGCTTCAAAAAATTCTCCTTTTAATAATCCATTAGATTGAAGTTTGTCAAAAGTTTCTTTTGATAAAGAAACAGGAAGTGTATAATTATAAACAACACCGTCTTTAATCAAAGTATAATTTCTGAATTGGTTAGTTTTAAATTCAGCTGGAAGATTAAATGAATTTGCAGGAAGAACAACATGTCCTTTATAGTTCACTTGAACCGATAAATTAGCTCTTGATTCATTCCATACAAGATCAGATATTTGGAAAGGTTGTAAATCTCCGTCGTAAATAAATTTAAGTTGAGCTGGCATGTTCTTTTGAATTTCTTCAAGAAGCTTGTGCGCCTCATCTAATTTATTTTGATCAAGAAGGTCATTAACTCTATTTCTGTCTTCTTCTGAAAGCTCTGCTAATTTAGCAACAGTCTTACTACCAATTCTTTTATAATTGAAAGCTTCATGTTGTGGGTACCACAAGTTTTCGTCTTTAGACATAAGGTCTTCAATCAGGTCTAGAACGCAATATGCGTCTTCTGCTGGCTCTAATTTAGGATTATACCCTTCAGTATATCTTTTTGATTTATCGTTAACAGCGTCTTTAAATTTCTGTTCTAGCTCATTAATTTTTTGAGTTCCGAATGTATTTGCTTTTTCAACGATTAAATAAGCATCTCCTAAGTATTTTAAAACTTCAGAAACAGTATTATAATCACCTTTTCTGCTTAATGCAAATAGTGAAGCATACAAACCTTGCATCATTGGATGGTCTTGACCTTTACTAGCCATATCTTCTGCAAAATTAGGATCCATAGTAGTACCTACAGCTTTGTCGGTAAAATAAAAAATATTCGTCTCACCATCAATACTTACTAAAATCTCATTGTTTTCGTTTGATTTATAAAGAACGATTTCATTATCAACAATATTAAATACAAGGTCAAATTTTGCAGTATTATCAAGTTGGATATACTTTCTCTTTCCTTTATTATCTCCTGTAAATTGTTTTGTAAGATATGGTTCATAATCCTGGAAGTTTTGGCTAAATGTGTGAACACCACCAATTTCCTGAGCCATTTGGGCCATTAATTCTTTATTACAATACCAACCATATTCAACCATTGTAGCACTGTTTAAATATTCCTTAAGATCAGATGTTGCTTTTAATATTTCTTTTGTAGAATATTGATTATCACATCCATCAGTAAGGAAAAACATAGAATGTAACATTTCGGGGTTGTTACTACGAACTCTATTAACAACTTCTTTAACTTCAACTAAAGAATCTTTAAATGCTGTAAGACCTTGAGGGGTTAAATGTTTATTAATAACATCTCTTACTTTTTCAAGAGAAATGCCACTACTGATATTATAATCTTCCAATAATACGCCATATTGACCTCTTCCTGAAAACCAAATAATGGTAACAGAATCTTTTGGTTTAAGCATTGTTGAGATTTTGTTGTACAAATCTTTACGGATGGTAGGTAATTCTCCTGACATTGACCCAGAACAGTCAATTACGAAGATGTGTTGAGTGTGGAGCTCTACAGCTTTTTCTTTTTGCGCTTCTAACGCAACGGTCTGATTCGCTAAAAATAGGCCGTCTTTAATTTTTAAATAGTTGATCATAGTTAATTTATTTGGTTTTTTTATAGAAAACAAATATATTATTTCTTTACCAATTAACCAAATTTGAAACATAATTATCTTTTTTTAGATATTTATATATAAATCTTACCAATAATGAAAGAAAACATATCATTTAACTTCGGCGCTATTAGAGATACTATAGCTAGATTATCAGCTTCAGAACTCATAAGAGAAGAAAAAAGCAAAACTTTAGATAAGTTTTTAACAGCTGTTAAGAAAAGCCCAATCTTAACTAAACAACATTATGCTTATAAAAATTTCGAAAATGCAAAACCTTTTTCAAAAGAAAGATTAGCAGAGAGATTTATAACACAAAATCTTCACCTTTTTATCAACGAAAGATGGGATAATATTTTATCTGAAAACAAAACATTAAGAAGAGAACTACTTGATGATATTCATATTGCATCTAAATTTAATGCAAAATTAGCTGAGAGTGTAAACACTTTAATTGAATCTGTTTCAAAGCCAGGGTTTTCTGATTTCGAAAGAGAACAAGAGGCTTATGAATTTGTTTTAGGACATCTAACTAGACCTGTGGTTAATGAGAGTGAAAAGATTGAAGAGAAGACTGACAGTCCTAAATTAGTGGATGATGCCTGGAAGTTTGTTACGAAAGTTGCAATAAACAATTTCAATGAAAGATACAAACATTTAAACGAAGAAGAGAAAAAAGTATTTTCTATTTTAGTGGCTGACGAAAAAGTAAAGATTAGTTATTTAAATGAAATTAAAGAAGAAAATCTTTCTACAATAAAATCTAAATTATTAGAAGAAAAAGAGCCTATAACTATTGATCTTTTAGATACATTTAAAAACAAAATAGAAAACATGAAAAATGTAAATTTTGTGAACGTTGATGAGTGTATAATTTCAAATTTAGAATTAAAAGAAGTATTAAGTAAATAACACTAAAAGCCTTACTATGAGAGCCTCCAAGAAATTGGGGGCTTTTTTTTGTTCATTATTTTGTTTATAAGTCATTTTTTATTATATTTTACAAAATTGTTTTAATGTATGTCAAATAATAAGAGAACAGCAAGAGAGATTAAAATAAGTGATAAGTTATTAGGAAATAACAATATCAGTGTAAAAGTAGGAACTGTAGAGAACAGGGAGGCTCCTGACACTATTTATATTTTTGCAAGCTTCTGGTTAGAACCTAAAGATAATTATAAAAATAAGGATCAGAAAACTCTAAAAGATTTACTTGACAAAGAACTTAGTAAAATATATTCCCACGGGTTAAAAAAAGAGCTCTCAAAGAATAAATTTTTTCCAAGAGAAAATGATAATATATTCATAAAAAACATACCTGAAAATTTCAATTATAACAACAAAAGAAACTACATATCTGTGGAGTTATATTTACACACTTGTAACATAAACAACTTAGTTAAAATACCTATCAGTCCTAAGAAGAATACTGAGCTTTTTGACGAGACTGTAAGATTGAGCAAAATTATGTCTAAAGCTGATGTATTCACAAATTCAAAATGCTTCACAATCTATAAAAAATCCTCCTAGTTTTTGATTTTCATGGCTATTTATTGGAAACATTTAAACAGTCATGAAAAAACAAATATCCAAAAAAGATCTTGCAAGCTATATTCAGGAGCAAGTTCAAAATCTTTACAAACTTCACACTTTAAATGAAGAAAAATCTAGAATTGAGAATGATTTAAAAGTTCTCAGCGAAAATAAATATACTAAAAAAGCTAGTAATTTTATTGGAAAAGAAATCTCTCATTTACAGAAAGATAAAGGCTATAAGCATGATAGAGCTGTAGCTGCAGCTTTAAATGTTGCAAAAGATAAAGGCTATAAAGTTCCTGCTCCAACAAATGAAATTGACAAGAGTGCAATGGATGTTGCTAAAAAAGATATCAAGAATGATGGCCAAAAATTTGACTCTTTAGGAAAGAATAGTTTTGAAGATGGTATTAATAAAAAAAATCTTTATAAAGCAATGAGCCCAGAGAAAAAATTAAATGAGGGTCTTACTGAAAAAGGAATCGCAACTCTTCAAAAATGGATTGCAGAAAACGGCGCTAGAGGCGCAGGTGTAAAAATGATCGATCAAATGCTTAATAAAATAATTGGTCTTTCTAGTTCTGACTTACCTGATTCAGCTACTTTTGCTAGTGGATTAGATGATATAGAATCATTATTAGAAAGTGGAAATTATGACGGAGCTTTAGAAGTTGCAAGAGATACTGCTAAAGAAATGGTGGAAGAAGAAGGTGGCGGAGACTTGTTTGGAGAACAAAAATTAAATGAAGGAATGCAAGCTATGAGTAGAGATGAATTAATGAATGCTCTTGAGAAAATGTACCCAAAAGCATGGTTTAAAGATGGAGAAGATTTTAGAAATGATGGTAGTAATAATTCTATATGGACAGGCGAAGGAAGCTATGCAAATAATGGGATGGAATTATTTAATTATTATTCTGAAGATTATGAAGAAAAAAATTATATAATGGGCGTATATAAGCCATTGCATAATTTTTTAAAATCTGTAGGTTATTTTGCTGAACCAAATGACCCAGGAACATATCTTATATACCCTATTTAATCAAAAAACATAATAAATTATTAAACCCTCGAATTTTTCGGGGGTTTTTTGTTGTTAATTATCAAAGAATCAAGAAAATGAAAAAAAATTCAATATTTATATTAAATCAATTTACAATAACATGATTAATAGCGGTAGATGTATCATCACAGAATTCTATGAATTCAAGGCAAGTCCTGATTTAATTAAAGAATTCGAAGAAAAAAAGAAGCCTTTAGTAATGACAGGTATTCTTCAGAAAGCCGATACTTTAAATAGAAATGGTAGAGTATATCCTTATGAAATTCTTAAGAGAGAAGTTGATAAATATATGGAACTTGTTGAAAGTGGTACTGCTGGTGGTGAATTAGATCACCCTGATAGTGCTGTTGTTTCTTTAGCTAATGTATCACACAGGGTAACTGACATGTGGTGGCAAGGAAAAGATTTATACGGTAAAGTATTAATCGCAGAAGAAACAGATGCTGGTGGCACTTTAAAAGGCCTTTTAAAAGCAGGTTTTATGCTTGGTATATCATCAAGAGGTGTTGGATCTGTTAAAAGTGTTAGCGGTAAAGACGTGGTTCAAGAAGATTTTGAATTAATCGCATTTGACTTCGTTTCATCACCATCAACTCCAGGGGCTTATTTATTCAAAGAAGGTAAGGAAATGGGCAGAAGAGGAATGATTCCTTTAGATGAAGATAGTGCAAAATTAATGAAACTAGACAACTCATTTACTAAAGAACAACATGAATTTTATGACAAGCTAAATAAATTAGCTGGTAATAATTTTTGGAAAAACGTTTAAATATTAAAATTTAATCAGTTTTTAGAAATTTTAAAATATTTATTAATAAATCTTATATAAAAAGATAATATGAGCAACAACATTAACAGGTCATCTCTAGAACAAGCCAAAGCTGATTTCGAAGAAATCAGAACATTTGCTCAAAGTCAAGCTGAAAAAAAGCTTCAAGAAGAGGTTGATAAAAAACTTTTAAAAATCATCAACGATAAATTAAATGAAGATGTAAACATCTCTGTTGATGAAGAAGGTAATGTAGCCATTTCAAAAGATGGTGAAGAAGTTGCTTCTGTAAATGTTGCTGAAGATTCTGACACTACATCATCTGATATTGAATCAGATATTGATGGTGCTCACGATGAAGATGCAGATAATGAATTTACAGTTTCTGATGATGAAGAACCTATTAATGTTTCTGACGACGAAGAGTTAGATGAAATGATAAATAATGACGAATTAAATAATCAAACAAGTATGCAAAATAATGATGAAATGATGGAACAAGATGCCCCTATGGCTCCTGCTCCTGCAGCTCCTGCTGCCCCAGCTCCTGACGCTTCTGCAGCTCCTGCGGTTGATGCTTCTGCACCAGCTCCAGAAGGAACAACACCTGAAGAAGGTGGTTCTGATGCGGCTATAGAAAGTCTTGTATCTAAAATGGATACACTTATTAATCTAATGATGCAACAACAAGGTGCAACAGGTGATCAAACTGCTGGACAAGAATTTGAAGTTATTGATGATGAGAACGCTGGTGCAAATGCACCTGAAGCTGGAGCTCCTGCTCCTGCTGGCGCACCTGCTCCTGCAGCTGAGGCACCTGTTCAAGAAGAAATGGAATTTGAAATTACAGATTTTGAAGAGCCTAATGATAGCGTTCTAGAAATCGTTGATGATATGGGTTCTGAAGACGTAGAAATCGTTGATGAATATGAAGAGACTAATGAAGGTCCAGCAATGGAAGAAACAAGAGGTCTTGGATTTACTTCAAAAAGAACTGGAGATAAAACATTAAAAATGGATGTTATGCAAAAAAATAAAGGTCATCACGCACCTGTAACATCTTTAGAAGAAAATAAAAAAGCTCAATATGAGTCTACAATAGACGAGCTCAAAAAGGAAAACAATGGTTTAAAATCAGAACGTAAAGAATTCGAAGAAGCTTTCGTTCAATTAAGAGAACAATTTGATGAAATGCAAACTTTCAACGGAAAGCTAGCACTGGTAAATAAGTTGTTGATGAATGGTGGTTTATCATTTGATGAGAAACTTAAAGTATGCGAACAATTTGATAGTGCAGACACTATTGAAGAAGCTCAAAAAATTTACAAGAGTATCATTAAAGAAAATAACATTAAAGTAAATAATGTTGATTCTAAGATTAAATCTACTACAACTCACACTGCTAAACCAACTACAGAGGCAAAACCTTTGTATGAAAGTGATGAAGCTAGAAGAATGAAACAGCTTGCAGGATTATCAAAAAACTCTGAAGAATAAAAATATTTTACAAAAAAATCGAAAAAAGAAAATTTGTAGATATTTATTTAAACAAAAAACAAACAAATTAAAAATTAAAAAAAATGAGTGAACTTTTAAATAGTGGTAAGGTAGGTCTAACAGTGTTTAGAAACCTTGCAGAACAAAGACAAGCTATCGTAAGAAATTGGGACGACTCAGGTCTTCTTGAAGGTCTTAAAGGTATGAAGAAAGCAAACACTGCTCAGTTGATGGAAAATCAAGCACAAGCAATGTTAAACGAGGTAACTCTTGACTCTTCAGCTGGTAGATTTGATACAGTTGCATTTCCAATTGTAAGAAGAGTATTCTCTAGATTGTTAGCTAACGAGATTGTATCAGTACAACCTCTTGCTTTACCTTCTGGTTTATTATTCTACATGGATGCTAGAGTATCTTTCAACGGTAACGATACAACATTTAACAACCCTGTAATCCCTAACTTCCCTGATAACTCAGGTCCTGGTTCTTACAGTAAGGTTGCTCCTGCTAACACAGCAAACGGACAAGCTGGTCCAATTTTCGCAGATACTACTGCATACGAAAGATTCTATAACAATAGAGGTTTTGACCTTTCTTTCGGTACAGGTGAAACTGCTTTAGGTTCAGCACTTGCAATCGTTTCTAGCACATTCACAAATGGTATTTTAGCTGCAAACTTCACTTTAGGTGCAGGTTTCAACGTATCTACTTCTCAATCTTCAGTTACTTTAAGATTCTCTGCTGGTACTGCAATTTATTATTCAGGTGCTAACGGAAATACTTTATTAGTTGCTGCTGGTGGTAGAGTACCATTCTTCTCTCAAATCCAAAACTGGACTAGCGATCTTTATGCTAACGGAACTGCGAAAGTTGTTCTTGATCTTAGACCTGCTGGCGTTTATGGTACAGATTTCAATCCTGCGATGGTTAACAACGGTGCTGGTTTATTCGGAGCTGCTTATACAGTTACTGTTACTCCTGCTTACGAAGTATTCAGTAACATGGAAGCTAAATCAGAAATGGGTGAAATCACTATCAGATTCTCTTCTGTTACAGTTAACACTGAAACTAGAAAATTAAGAGCACACTGGACTCCAGAATTAGCTCAAGATTTAGAAGCATACCACTCAATTGATGCTGAAGCTGAATTAACAGCTTTATTATCTGAGCACGTTGCTGCTGAAATCGATAGAGAAATCATCATCGACCTTATTAACCAAGCTCCTTTCAGAGCTAGATGGGATTACAAAGGTCTTTCTAACAACGCTAACTTCTTCGGAACTCAGAAGGATTGGAACCAAACATTAATCACTAGAGTTAACGAGCTTTCTGCTCAAATTCATAAGTCTACTTTAAGAGGTGGAGCTAACTGGATTGTATGTTCTGCAGAAGCTGGTGCTATTTTTGATGACTTAGAGTATTTCCACGTTGATGGTTCTGCTCAACCAGAGTCAGAAAAATACAACTTAGGTGTTGAAAAAATTGGTAACTTAGGTTCTAGATATGTAGTTTACAAAGATCCTTATCTTCCTGCTCCATTAGTATTACTTGGACACAAAGGTAACACGTTCTTAGAGGCTGGTTATATCTACGCTCCTTACATTCCATTACAATTAACTCAGACTATCTACGATCCAAATGACTTTACTCCACGTAAAGGTATCATGACTAGATATGCTAAGAAAATGGTTAACAACAGATTCTACGCTGTTATCTACATCGATAACATTAACACTTACTAATCGAAAGATTGGTTATAAAAAAAGGCTCTCTTTATGGGAGCCTTTTTTGTTTTATATACAACAGACATTAAAACGTCTGATAACGGTCAATTGTCGCAATGCTCATTCTTCGCACGTGACGACAATTTTTACGTTATGCTCCATGCCTTAGTTTAGTGTTTCAATTTGAGTTTCGTGATGAAAAACAAAAAGAATTTTCCCAACGCTACTCATAAAACTTTATGT